TTTTATCGGCTTCCATGCCCCTGTCAACGAGATAAAGTTGAGTGATAAACACTTAGCGGACAGCAATAATAGCAAATAATCCCGAAAATATTTGGTAGATTGCAAAAAAAGCAGTAATTTTGCATCCGCATTAAGAAACAGAGTATGGTTCCGTAGCTCAGTTGGATTAGAGCAACAGCCTTCTAAGCTGTGGGTCTTGGGTTCGAACCCCAACGGAATCACTTTGTGACCCCATGCGGGTCACATCGGAACAAAACAACGTCAAAGAGGATTCTACTTCGGTAGTATCCTCTTTGTTGCTTATATACAGTTAGTTACGAGCGAGTAACTTGAAATTCAGACAGTTATTTAGAGGACGAGCGTAATGTCTAATTAACGCAGCGGATTTGAACCTGGTGCTTGAATGATGACATAACGGGACACAACGATACATAAATGTGTGACACTTTGTGTGACACTTTTCTGAAATGTGTGACACTTCTTAAAAACGTGTGACACTTTCAGCCACTAAATAGCTGGGATTGGTAAAATCACCAATTAAAAATTGTTAAACTCTCATTATTCTCATCTTCTCCACTTATTTGTCCGCTGTACTAAAACCTACTTTAACGATGAAGAAGGAATTGGTAGAGGTCGTCTTCGACCGTAGAAAAAACTCCGAGAAGAGGGGTTACGGATTTTTGGAAGTGCAAGTTTATCTTGGACGTGCCACTCGTAAATACATTATGATTGGCAAGTATTCACCCGACGAATGGCAAGCTGCAGCAGCTTCGCCCGAAACACAAGCTCTGGTAGCAAAGTGTAAGAAAATTATTGCTGCAATGGACGTTCTTGATGAAGAGCGTACCTATGACAATTTCATGTATCACTTCAATGGCGAAGACAAGAAGCCTAAGATGGAAGTGAAAGAGGAGAAACCCAAAGAGCCGGAGAAAAGTGAAAAGAGCTTTCTCGAATTTATGGAGGATGCTCTCGCCAATGAGGAACTGCGCGAAGGTACACGCAAGCACAAGATATGTGCTATTGAAACCGTGCGCACATTCGGGAAACTCAACACCTATGGCGACTTGACTCCGAAGAACATCATCGCCTTTGACAACTGGCTGCATGATGGCACCCGTAGCGATGTGACGTGTTACGGCTACCACAAGAAAATCCACAAGTGGGTTCGCCAGCTTTATCAGATGGGCGAAATCCCACAAGACCCTTATCAAGTGGTGACGTTGAAGCGAGGCAAGTGCCGTGAACGTGAACCGCTCACCGAACTTGAACTGAAGCTCATGCGCAACTACAAGTTCGAGGGCAAGCTTGCCAGGGTGCGTGACCTCTTCATCTTCGCAGCCTACACCGGTCTGTCGTTCTGCGACACACAGACCTTCGACTTCGAGAGCATGACGAAGAAGGAAGGCAAGATGTACTACATCGATGGTAGCCGTATCAAGACCGATACGAAGTTCTTCACGCCTATCCTCTCTCCTGCGATGAAGGTGCTTGAGAAGTACGACTACCAACTGCCGAAGATTAGCAATCAGAAAGCCAACGACTACCTTCATGTGATACAGATGGAGCTGCACTTCAGGCAGAAGTTGACTTTCCATGTCTCCCGACACTCCTTTGCTACGATGGCGTTGGCTCACGATGTGCCGATTGAGAATGTGGCTCGTATGCTTGGACACCAGGACATCAAGACCACACAGATTTATGCCAAGGTGCTGCGCACCACCATCGAGCGCCATGCCACAGCCCTGCAGCGTTCAATCAGCTAAGACACGATAGAATATTCCCTTTAGTAACTGCGACTTTCCCGACTCATGGAAGGTGGCAGTTATTTTTTCGCATATATACCTCTGTCCACGTATGTAGAACAATGCACGAGGATTGGGTATTGAGTCAGAGAGAAAAGAGAAATGGAACTTCTGCTTTCCGTCAATCTTGTGCATTGACAAGCGCATAGAATTGGCTATGCCGTCTTTCAATCGCAAGGTGAATTGAGTTCTGTTATACCCAAACGAGTCAGTAACCTCCACCTTATCTATTATAGGATGTGGCTGATTACCGCCGAAAAGATAATGTCCACTCCAAAAGCCGACATATATAACATCAAAGTATGCAGATGACTTCTCGGTTTCTCCTTTGCCAATCACATAGCTTGCAGTGCCTTGTGCCAAGTCTCCTGCATCATAGTCGACATCATCGTGATAGCGTACCGATGATAATTGCCCTTCATTGTTCGGTCTTTGTCCTATGTAGATGCCAGAAGATGCAGAGCCAGAAGAGCCGGTACCGTCTTCCGATATAGTCCATGTTTCTCTACTTCCCAACTCTCCGCAGTCGAGAAACATACAATTGCCATACTTGTCGTCAGTACCCTCTATCCATGCAGGAACGATTTTCAGTTCAATATCGTCAGCATCATTATCAACAAAATAATCTCCGAACTGATTTACAGGCATCAGACGGTTATAATACTTGTACCACTTCATGTCATTATGCTTACTGACAAATTCAGATTTGTAGCAGTACATTATAAAATAGGTATCAATCTCCTTGCAATAAAACAGTCTGTTTCCGTCACTTCCAACTGGATAGCCACGGCTGAAAGACTCGCTGTATCCATGTCCGCTATGCCCCGTAGACTTGTAATAACCGCTAATCTTCAACGTCATTGCCTTGTCAATCAATTCCCGAAATGTATCATAGACCAAAGCCTTTGACTTGTTGGCTCTTATAAACCAGTCGCACGAGTAATATGACCACAGAAGCGCATCATTATCAGCGTATTTCAAGTTAGCCGAAGCGATGTACTTGCTTTCATCTTCTTGCGACACCTCTGTTGTGTAAGAGTCCAAGACCTTGTTTAAGATTACCTCTCCTGCCGATTTTGCCAGACTATTAGAGAAATGAAACTCGATGCGCTTAGCCTTATGGTTGATATCAAAATCTCCGAAAAGGAAGTTTTCAAGATGCTCAAAAAACTCGTTCAATGTCCAATGAGGCAATGCAATGGCAAAGTTCCACGCAGCCCATGCAGCCGGAAGCGTATTGCAAATCAAGAGATATTTATATTGCGATTGCTCCAGTTCAGCAAAGTTCGCCTCATACCCCAATTGCGAACAAATACGCTTCAAGATATACAATAAGTATGGCTGGAACGAAAGAGTACTTTTGACATTCTCGAAGCCAGTGATGAAATGGACGGATGTGGTAACAGCATTCTGCAGATTGCCGGAATAGTTGTTTACCCACGGCAACGGCACCCAGTTGTTCGTTGGATATGGTTTGAACGCTTCTGCTGCTATAAGATTATCGCGCTTGGTAGGATATCCCAAATCCATTTCATTGAGATAGATATCGTCAAACGTTTCGTTAAAGTTCTGCTCGCTGCGCCCCTCCAGAAACTGCGTTTTTACTTCTACGTCCGATATTTCTGTTATTGTGATGGAGCCAGACTTCAGGAAAGCGCCGTCACGGATGTCGCAGTCAAATACCACCTTTGACTTGATAACATCCGCTCTGTGGATGTGCCCGAAGATGGCAATGTTCCGTGCACATCCCTTTAGTGGGAACGTGATAGTCAAGGTGTAGCTGTCGCTACCCGTAAACAGACGGTTCTCGAAAATGAAGTCAAACGAAGTGTTCTTCTTCAGAAAGGCTTGTTTGCCATTGATTATTATTTCCATTTTTATTACTTTTGCAAAATGAAACATACACTAATTATAATATTCGCAAGTTTGACACTTTTTGTTGCAAGTCTTGTCTTTATTGACTATTGGAATTTCGATTTTCCACACTTGCTCATATTTCTTATTGCAAGTAGTGTCGTACTGTATATTTTAAGTAGATATGTGAAAGGTAAGTCTGCAAGACGAACACTTGTCACTTTATCATACATATCGCTTGCCACATGGATTTTGCTCCTAATATTTTTATTTATTGCTATGTATGTAATGACAATTGGCGAGGCTCACCATTAACCAGAGGTTACTCACTTTCTCCTACTCTTTGGTGTCTTGTTACGGATTAGTGTGTCATACTCGTCCTGCGCTTGCTTGATGCCAGTGTCACCCGTGACCGTGTTCACCGTGACGAAAGGCTCGCTCAATCGCTTCTCCAACTGCTTCATCGTATCAGCATAACTCTGCATAGCCTTTGTGTTCTGCACGATTGCAGCCGTAGCCAGTCCGTCCGGCTGCTGCTGCACGATGATAGGCTGTTGCTGTTGTGGCGTGCTATATGCTACTGGCGCAATAGTCCGACTAACATCATCGGCTCGTAAGGATCCGATGGTGTTAGTCCGCTGCGCATAGTCCAGGGCGTTGATGATAGGACGCGCAACCGGGTTGGCAAGCATCTCCTGCGAAGCCACCCATTCCCCGGCATGAACCACGCCTACTTCTTGGAACTTGGAGCCTTTCGGAGTGAAGCCACCCTTTGCATAGCCCTGGCTTTCACTCGCTTGCTGTTGCTTTTTGATTGCAGCAATCTGAATTGCTCCTGCTGCCACCGCCATTGCAGCAGCCACTGGTGCCAGGATATAACCCACAAGCGGAATTGCCGCTGCCGAGCCATACGCCGATATGGCATTCTGTGCCGTCTGCGCCACCGCTTGTATCACCTGCATGGCAAACATCTTTTTGTTCGCCTCGTTCTTTTTCTTTGCCAGCTCCTTCTGCTTCTGCTCCTCGAGCTTCTTCACCTTGTAGTTGTTGCCCTCCGCTTGCGATATCTCCTTGTCATACCGCTTCTCGATGGCAGCAGTCTGTATCTCCAGTTCCGCCTGAATGAGCGAAGTCATGCCCGAAAATATCGACGACATGCCCGATGTCAGCGTATCAAAAGAACCCTGCACCGCCTGTCCGAGGTCCGAGTTCAGCCACTCCGTGATGTCCTCCGTCATGTTTTCGAGGAAGTTCTTGCTTGTGTCGTTATACTCCTGGCCGTACTTCTTCGCCAGTGCCACCTTTGCCTTTTGATACGCTTCCTCGATACGCAGCTTCTCCTTAGCATCGTCGCCAGCAGCCTTTATCTCCTGGGCATACACTTCATCCAAAGCGGAAGAGTCCTTATCATACTTCTCCTTTTTCTCCGACTTGTTATCCCCGAAGTAGTCCTCTTTGATTTTGGCAAGCTCCTTCTGATGCTTCTTCTCGTTGTCCTCGACGGTCTTCTGATTACGCTTTTGGTTTTCAACGAGCTTATTCTGATAATTCTTCTGCGCTTGCAATTGTTCCTTAGAACCGTCCGTGTAGACCTTCGTTAAACGTCGCATATGCTCCAACTCCATGAGCTCAAGCGCATCATCAAACGTTCTATGATCCACCTTACCATCAATGTACCGCTGCTTCTCCGTGGCAACAAGCTCATTATAGTAGTCGTTCTCCTGCTTCGCCGATTGCGTGTTCTTGTCATCAGCGAGTTTCTTCTTCGCCTCATAGTATGATGCTTCCGCTTCCAGCTTTTGTTCACTCGTAGCTTTGCCATTAGCCATAACCTTCTGATTGTACTCCATATCAATCTCCGTCATGCGGTTGGTGTACTCCTCGAAGTCCTTCTCACCTTTGGCATACGCAATGCGGTTGATAGCCTGCTCCCTGGTCTTCCAGTCCTTCTGCGGTTTCAGCACATCCTCAGTCTTCGTTTTCTTGTCCGTCTTAGGAGGCGTGTATGGAGGGTTCTGCGTCTGCTGTTCCTGTTTCTGTATCTTTTCTTTCTTCGCTTCATTGAGCGCATCCTTCTTGATGTCCTCGCCATATATGCCTAAGATGTTCGCCTCACGCTGGTCAAGCTCCGCCAGGTCCTCCTTCGTCTTGGCAAGCGCACGTCTGTTTGAGGCACGCAACGAGTTGACACCCAACTGCACCACCTTTCCCTCCTGGCCAGGCATAACCGTTTCCGTCCTTGCCTCCATCTCATCCATGGCAACGACACGCTCCTGCCTCTGCTTTTCCAGATTAAGGTCGACACGCTGCTTTCCGATATCACGCAACTTATCCTTAGCACCCTCAATCTCATACTTGCGAGTCAACGACTTCAAGTAATCATCAAGAGCCTTCTTGTTCTCCTTATACTTGCCCGTGGTATCATCCAACTGGGCATTATAGTTCGGAATAATCTTGTTGAGCGCATCAATCGCCGTGTGTCTGTCCTTCAGCGACTGCGTTTCATCGCGAGCCACCGCAATAAGCGCATCAATCTTGTTCTTCTCGTCGATGATGCCCTCCTGCCCACGCTTGCGTATCTCCTGCAAATCCTTCTCTGCTTGCGACACCTCCGTCATCTTCTTGTATAGCTTATACAGAACCGCACCGAGAGCAATGGCTCCGGCAGCTATCACGCCATAGCCGGAAGCGAGCAGAGCACCCTGCTTTTTGAGGTCCGACATCAGCCATGACTGTCGCACCCAGTTGCCCTGCAATTTGGCGAGCCCCATCTGCAACAAAAGGTGTGCAGCGTGCAATGTGGCGACCGTAGTCTTGTATGCCGTAGTCGCAGCCTTGGAAATAACAAGCCACGCATAATGCGCCTTGAAAGCAATGTTAGAAGCATTCACCGCAATCTTATATGCAATGAAAGCAGTTGTCAGCGAAGCCAAGGTAAAAGCGTTCTCCTTGATGAACGTGATAGAAGTAGACATGAACTTCAACAACAACGTAGTGGAAGAGATGACATGCTTCATTATCGGCTGCAGCTGCTCACCGAGTGCCACCGCCATCTCCGTCACACCCTTTCTTGCTTTGTCAAGTCCTGCTTGCACCGTCGTATTCTGCACATTGAACTCATTTGTGACAGACGTACCCTCCGCAAACGCCTTAGTAGCTTCCTCCTGCTCCCACCGCACCATATCGAGGTTGCCAGCAAGAGCCGAAATCACCTGCGCAGCACGAGCACCGTTCTCGCCCATATCCTTGAAGACTGGTGCCAGTACGTCGATGTTGCCGAGTTCGTGAAGACGATCCAGCAACATGAGAAGTCCCTCGTTAGTGCTCTTCTTTAGCGTTTCGTTGAACTCCTTCGCATTAAGTCCCGTAGCCTTGATGATTTTGTCGTTCTCCTTGAACATATCCATAATGACTTTGGAAACAGCAGTTGCCGACATCTCCACCGCCTGTCCCTGGCTATCCAGCACCGCAGCGAAGCCCATGATTTCCGGGATAGTCATCTTTGCCTGGGCACCCACGCCAGCCATGCGCTGTGTGAAGTTTGCGAGATAAGGAGCAGAAGCCGTGCAGTTCTGCGACAACTCATTGATTACGGAACCCACGGCAAGCAGAGCCTTCTCCGTGCCGAGTCGTTCCTCGTCACCGAAGATGTTTGTCAATTTTGAAAGAGTCAGCGTAGCCCCATCACCGAGGTCGTCCAAAGCCACATTGATTTGGTCGGCAGCTTTCACGAAGCCCAAGACATCATCCTGCGATGTTTTGCCCAATCGTCCTGCTTCCTGCGCCAACTTATTCAACTCCTCACGCCCCGTTCTGGTGTCAATCTTCTGGAACTCCTCATTCAACTGCTCCACCTCCGAAGCGTTCATTCCCGTAAATTTGCGCACATTCGCCATCTCCTGATCCATATCCGCAAAAGCGTTCACCGCCGAGCGTCCAGCCATGATGATACCCGTGATGGCAGCAGCGATGCCGGCAAGAGCAGTCTGCCAGTCGTTCAACTTTCGGTTCATCCGTTCCCACAGACTCTCATTTTCTCGCAGCTGCGAGTTCACTTTGGCAATCTCCGCCTTAACACGCTTGATAGCCTCACATTGTCTGTTCCACTCTTCGCTTCCCCGTTCAAGCCCATTAAGGTTACGTTTCAGCTGTGACAATGTGCGGTTCAGTTCCTTTGGCGAAGTTTCATTGAGTCGTTGCAGAACATGCTCGACCCCTTTAGCAGCATTTTCAATCTGCGAGATTTGGCGATTGGTTTCCTTCAGTTCATGCTTTAGCTTCGTGAGCTGCTGTTTGTTTCCTGCTGCTGCCGCTTTCTCAATGGCTTTTTCGAGGTTTGCAGCCTGAGATTTCAGTTTCAGGAGCATATCTTCCGCCTGTTTTCCGTTTACAGTGAGCGTAACGGTCGCATTGGTGTTTATATTCGACATACGTCTTTCAATTTTATTGGTTTAATGATACGCAAAAATAGCACCGCCCAAACACCACGCAAAAGACGAGAAATAAGGCAGTTTCGCCCGATTTAGGCACGCTGGCGCCGACAAAAACCGACGAAATTTAAGCGATAGAAAAACGAAAGGCTTGTGTATCAAGCCGTTAAGGGATTGTTAAGGGATTTTCCCTTAACCCGTCTTGATAAAGACCCCCCGACCGCCCTGTCCTTGCTGACGGCTACGACCGCCCGACCTTTGCGGAATATGTAAACAAATGTTAATATTTAGTTTCTCACACACGCAAAACCGCCTTAGTTGCGCAAAAAGGCGAAAAGGCAGAAAGTGACGAAAAAGGCTTGCAAGTTTCGCTGATGACGAAAGCGAGCCGAGGTTTCACGCTGATGCGCAAACGCTCCAAGTTCCACGAAAAGCGAGGGTTTCGGCTTGAGCAAATAAGGCTGAAACAAGCAAAAGGTTTCGGCAAAGCACCGAGTTTCGGCACGATATAGGGTTTCGGATGCGTCAAATGCTCTATTTTTGGCACTTTAAGCCTCCAAGCCGAGCAAACCGAGGGTCTTGCCGTACCACAAAAGGCTATTGGGTATCGGATGGGCATCAATGGCTTGCGGATGTTGCAATATATGCGAGAAAAAGCGAGGGTTTCGGCTTCATACTGCGCTCTTTCGTGCTACTGAACCACCGCCCACACCCAAGCGAGCCACCACGCCATGCCCGACCCATCGGGCGGTAATGCGGCAGTGGTGAGGGATAAAAAGGTAATGCGCCTGTCGGTCTTGCCCGACATTAGGCGCACTACCTTTTCTATCCCATACCTCTGCCATACCTATTTGAATAAGCGAGAGTGCTGTCAGACTTATAGCAATCTTGATTGCCATAAGTCAGACGGCTTTCTCGCATTGACAGACAATAGAAAGCGCAGCTTTACCAAACCATGAAGGCATCGCCTTATAGGAAACAGAAGGCTCTGCCTTACCCGAAGCGAATGGGTATGAAGTGGAATGTAATGAAGTGATAATGTAGGACTTCTCCATGGCTCGCAGAGTCATAGAGAAACTCCGGAATGATAACGTAATGGAATGTAGCGCAATATCCTTTCGCAACAGTGGACGAAAGGAGGTGGCGCATAACGGACGGCTACGGGAGTGGAGAGCCACTGCCTTTCGGCTGAAGAAGAGAAGATTGAGCGCAGCGAGATGATAGACAATAGAGCGTAGCTGCACGGACTTATGCGCAATGCAATGGAGCGTGTGTCCGTACCTATTAAGAAAGGTGAAGGGTGTGCAACACTTTTCACCTTTGATGATGATAGATAGACATCTTCGATGTGAAAAAACAGATGACGCTTGCGTGTTGATGATTGACGAGGAGGTCAGACAAGCTCGCTGCAAGCGTTGCTTGGCTGGGTGATGCGTCAATCATGTGCGTAGGTGGTACATTGTTCGGTGGCGAGGACTGGCGTAGCCGTGAAATTGTGGGGCGTGTAATGAAGTGGAGGGGCTTTGGGCTGCCGTGGAGAAATGTGTATGTTGCTTACCCCGTACCGTGACTTGTGTGCTTGCACTTTTCTCGAATGTATGGAGGACTATTCGACTTCAGGCGATTTGTCCTCCTCACATCCGAGAAAAAGAGACATGGTACGGATCAGGGAAGTGGCTTACTTATTTTGCAACAGAAGCCCAAAGCGACGGAACGCAATGGAACACCCCACAATTTCACTTAGCCATGCAATGGCTTGTCCTCGCCACCGAACAATGCACCGCCGGAGCTGCCTGGTAATGAATTCGGGAGCCTGTGACCGAAATGTCGTCGTCTGCCGGCGAGATAGCGACGGATAAAGAAAATGACGGCTACTGCCGTTAGCATCATCAGGACGGCAATAGCGAGCTTTGCCGTGAAGGGAACTGAAGACCTTGACTTGATGATTTCCTGCGACTTGTCGGATGAAGACTGCTTCGCTATTGCGATGCTGTCTTCCACCTGCTGTGCAGCTGCGGACTCCTCCTTTTCCTCTTGGGAAAGGTGAAGTCCGTAGAACTTGAGAGATGACGGCTTGCCGTGACTTATAGCTGAAGGCTTGCCGTGATAAGATGGAGGCTTTGCCTTGTCATTGGACTGGGGCTTGCCCGATGGATAGCTGAGGTCGGAACATTGAGGGGTTGCCGACGTGTCGACACCCCCGAATGTGAAGACGCAGCTATCGAATGAAAGGGCGGTAAGCCTCTGTAGAGAACTGAATGAAAGATTCTGAGCGGATCGCCATTGAGCTTGCGAAACGGCGTTTCGCTCACTTTCATTGGAGGAAGATGCTGTCTTTGTGCTCTTGCATGACAATACAAATGCACAAAGAATGAGGATTAGGATATGTTTCATATCGTTGGGTTTAGATGTTTGCATACTCTGCCGTGGCATCGAATGAAGGGCACGCTTTGGCAGCGAAGTCGCGATGTCCTCGGATTTTGGCATTGGGAAACTGCACTCTGAGTTTACGAAGAAGTGCCACCAATGCGGACTTCTGCTCCTCCGTGCGAGAGTCCTTAGGGTGTTTGCCGTCGGCGGTCAAACCACCGATATAGCAGATTCCTATGGAATGGGCGTTGTGCCCTTGGCAGTGCGCTCCCACTTGTGCGAGCGGTCTGCCATGATGCACAGAGCCGTCGCGATAGATGACGAAGTGATATCCGATGGAGGCAAAGCCTCGCTGCCGATGCCAGCGGTCGATATCTGCCGTGGTGAAGTCCTTGCCTTCAGGCGTGGCAGAGCAATGGATGATAATAAGGGCTATGCTGCGCATAGAGTTTTGAGTTTTGAATTTTTAATTTTGAGTTGTCGGCGAAGCCGATTGTGATTTTTTGAATTTTGATTTATTTAAGCCGAACTAAGCCTTTTTAAGCCTCTCTACGCTGTGGGGTTACTCTTTGGGCTTTGGCTTTTTTCGCTCTTTATCTTTCAGTTTGTCATCAAGGTACGAGCGTAGTTCTGCATACTTAGTCTGTATGTAGATAGTGACACCGAAGATAGACCCGGCGTAGATAAGACACTCTGCGAATACACCCAGGACAGACTCGTGGATTTGTCCGGTGGGCGGTACGATGAATCCTGCGACCGCGAGGAGGAATCCACCGATGAGCATAGCTATGGCAGATACAATCTGCACGTTTTCCTTAGTTTCTTTTGTCATAATGAATTGTCTTTTGAGAGTTAATATGATGTGGTTATCTTTGTATAAGATAAGCTGCATCTCAGCATAACAATCAAGCACGCTTGTTGTTCTGCATTCGATTTGCATTATCTTTGCGATTGAGTTGTGGTCGATTGGACCATTGCTCTTTGGCAGCGTGGTGTCGCGAACACCATTTTGCATCCGAGCTGTGGTGATCTCCTTGCGGAGAAACCATGGCTTTTTTCGTTTACATACTGAAATTGAAGGTGACGGTGTAATCGTTGCTATCAGCAAACGTATCAGCCTTTGCTATTACCTTGAATTCAGCGAGGTTAGTTCGGAGTTCTCCGAACTGGAACGGACCGTAATCTTTGGACTTCTTGTAAAATCCGATGGCGAAGCGGAAATAGCGGTTGATGCCGAGAATGTTATAGGAGCGTTTGCCAAAGTAAATGCGGACTTCCGAAAGCCTTTGCGTATTGGGGTCGATGACGGCACGGCAGTCGCTGAACAACACATTAGGCTTCGTAAAATACTTGCCATTGTCCGGGTCGCCCTCCTTATCCAGTCGGAAAGAAATCTCGTCGCCATTATTCACACTAATCTTTCGGTCGTCATAAAAGCGGTTCCAGCCACGTCGCCGTGGAAGATACTCACGCACACCGCTTTCATCCTCCTGCTTGCGACTTGTACGCACCGAGTGTCGGAAAATGACCGGTGTAAGCCCTTGCCGGATATAACGGTAGGCATCCTGTATCACAAGAGTACTGTCAGTGATGATACATTCAATGTGCATCTGCGTAGCTTGCTTCATCGTGGCAAACTTCTGAATGTCAGTTTGCAACGATTTTATCTGCGACGCAACTGATTTGAGGTCAGATTGAAGAACTTGTATGCTTTCAGCGTTGTTTCCGATTTCAATGTTGTTCTTTGAAATGCGCAGGCTCAGACTCTGAGTAGCCTTTTGAAAATTCACAAGAGCCTCCTGCACCTTATTCATAGAAGCAATGCATGAAGACAGCTCGGACTTGCACTTGTTCAAGTCCTGCACCTGCTGCGCACGCATGACACCGGCACGCTCGGTAGTGGCTTGGCGGATGAGAATGGAATTGTTTGCAATTTGATTGATTCCAGTAGAGAGGTTCGCCTTTCCCAATGTGAAATACACGTTGTTGCGGTCGTCCGAACCTATGGTGAGCGATGTCAGCACATAGCCGATGCGTGCAAGATCCGAGCGCCAATTATCAAGGCGACTCACGTCCGTCTGCAGAGCAGCTTTGCCCAAAAGGTCAGCGATTTTCTGCAACAGTGCGCCCAGAACTTCGGGCGTTATAGCCTCTTCGCGCGTCTCGCTGCGAAATGAGGTAATGAGAGATGTGATAGATGAAATGTCAGCCATTCTTTTGCTTGTTTTTAGCAAAGGTATGGCTGACTTTTAGATGGAGAAAAGACATTGTTAGTGATTATAGCGCACATACTTGTCGTCAAGTGCCTGGGCGACGACACCGACGAACTCATGAGCGATGTTGTCGGAGAGGAAGTCACGGAGGTTCATGACGGAAGCGTAGTACTTACGGCTGAACCAGGGCTTCTTCTTGCGCTTGCGTTCACGGCCGATGTCGCCCTTGTTTCCACGAGGAATCTCTTTACCCGTACCGAAGTTCTGCCAAAGGCCATATTCGAGGAAGGACTGGCTTAGTCCTAACTCAATGAAACGACCATCCGCACGGACAGGGAGTGACTTGGGACTATGGAGCAAACGTCCGGTGTCGATTACACCGAGGAGAGTCATTTGCTCACGCCATATTTTGAGCATCGTATCGTTGAAGGCAAGAACGAACTTCTCACGTTCTTGCAGTTGTGGGTCATTGCCATTCAGTGGGGTCATAACGGAGGTCGGTATAAGTGTCAACGGCTATTTGGAAGAAAGCACAGGCACAGCCAGAGAAGAAGTATTGGTCGATTTCCTGAAAGGAGATGCGAGAGTCGAGATAGATATTATGCTGCTCCTGCTTCGTCTTTTCGAGGATTAGCTTGCTCATAAACTGTCGGAACAGCTCGCGCATGGTGTCCATGCACTGCTGGCGTGCTACCATGTCTTCAATGGCGTGGCGCATGGCGAGGAAGACCGTCTTCACTCTTCGAGTGTGCGGACTGTTGTTCACCTCGATATAGCCCTGGCTTATGTCGCTGACAGCGATGATAGCCGTGGCGGATTGCAACTGTTGCAAGGCTTCCTCGAAGCCGTCGAGTCCGCTGACCTTGGCGAAGACAAAGTCATGGGCCTTGGCGAACTTGTTTGTTTCTGTGAGGGATGCGAAGAAGGCGGTGGCATCCCAATTGATGTTCTTGTCTGTCATTTCGTTTGTCGTTTGATGTCTTCTACTTCTTTAGCCTTAGCATCGAGTTCTGTGAGTGCTCGCCATGTGTCCATCGAGAGCACTGCTTCCTCTTTTGTGATGTCTCCTCCGGTAAGCGCACGGATCTGTGCGTTCATGGCAGTCCGTAGCACCTCCCCGATGGGCGGTGCGTAGCCCAGGAGGTCTTCAGAAGAACTGGACATCGGCTGCAGGAAGTGCGGAAACAGTCGGGCGAAGTAATGCTTCTGCGACGAAAACCAATAGAAGGCGTTGAGCAAAAGCGGTGTTGTTAGGTGACGCGACTTGACCTTTGGGTACAGAAGCGTGGCGAGGTCTTTCAATAAGGCATCGTTCTTGGTGTGGAGAAAGCCCTGATAGTAGTTGTCGGCAGATATGAATGTCGAGAACGGCACGCCCTGGAAGTCGGCTTCGACGGCTTTGGCTCTTCCGATTTTTGTGATGCGAACCGGCAATGGTGCGAATTGTCGTAAGAAGTCCAATGAAGCCGTGGCTGCTTGCATTTGTCTGATGGTGAGCGTAGCCTCCTGCTTGGGCGCATGGCGCTGCTTCACGATATAGCTGCCGTCATGCGTCTTGCACAATACCCTTAGGTCTGCCCATTTGAACAGACAGAGAGTGAGTATTTCTTCCATTGGCAAATCATGCGAGAGCTGCGTGAAGAAATATTGGAATTGGCTGTCAGATAATGACTGCCAATCTGTGGGTAGGGATAAATTGAAAAATGCTTCCATACTGCGAAAGTACGGAAGCATTTGTATGGGGGAAAAGACAAGAATAGTCTTTCAAATTTTTGAAGTTTTACTCAACAGTGAAAGTAGTAACTTTCATGCCGTTTTTTGTGTTTTCGTGATTAGGGTCGCCAATAACAATGCCATATTCACCTGGGGTAAGATCTTCCAATACAATGTAATATGAACTTTCGCCATATTTCTTAGCCTTGTAGTCCACACTTGAAAGGTTATTACTCTCTGATTTAGAAAGTGTACCAGCTTCAGCGAGTTGGTATCTACGCTCTTTTCCTTTAACCTCAAATTTAAAAATTGAGATAAAAGAGTTTGGATCAGTCTTATTGTCGGCAGCCTTAACGATAAGACGTGTTGTTGAGCCGCCGACTGCTTTACTCGTAGACTTAACCCCTTTAAGAGTCAGTCTCGATTTCACCTTGCCGATACCTGTCAAATAAAGACTTGCTCCAGCCTTTGTTTTCACGGTTCCATTCTCACGTGACAACTTTACACCTTGATTGTCAGAGGTCAAGAGTAAAGTCTCTTCTGCGAACTCCGGCTCTTCTACTGTTACATTCTGCGCAATGACTCCTGTAATAGTAAAGAATGCCACAATTAATGTCAAAAATAGTTTTTTCATACCTTTGTTCTTTAGTTTTTTGCAAAGATATAATAATATCTTCGCACTACCCCCCCGATAGTTAAATATGGTTAATAACGTAATTTTTAGAAGAAATATCCTCCTGATTGCTTTTTATTTTTATACCCATGGTCTTCAAAGAGTTTGGCGGTGTCGGAGTTTTTCCATTCTGCGAACACGTTACCCTTGGCTAAACGTATGCTGTTCACAATGTCGATTATGCTTGGTATCGGGTATTCACCGATGCGGAGGATGGAGAACTCGATGGCAGAGATGCGCTGATACATCCGCTTGTATTGAGCGGTGTCGAGAGTCATATCCCATCTGTTGAGAGCGTTGGCCGTGCGAAGCATGTCCATGAGTTCCGGACTGAAAAACTCCGTTTCGAGGCGGTGCTCAATAGTGAGTAACTTGGCACGAGTGTCCTGGTATCGCAGCCAGATATGGTCAGCGAAGCCCAGCTGGTGAACGATGTCAAGTGTAGGAAACATCGTGGCAGCGAAGTAATTGAACTGCTCCGAAGCAGTCCAATGGTGAGCGTCTGGAAGCATGGTGAGGATAACTGCAAGTGCATCGTCGCGCTGTTTTTCGAGAGAAAGAAGAAGCCTCTCGATGCGCTCCTTAGATGCCGGTATCACATTCTGATTGCTGACAATGCCAAAGCCATTAGGCGTGAGGATGAGGTCAAGCTGTGGTACTGCGTGGCGCATTGCCTCTGCAGCCGTGATGATACGGCAGTAGTGCAATAGCGGTGTGCTGTCAGAGTATGTGCGGATGCGACTCATTGTGTCGGACGAAACGAAAGTGTCGGTAAGCCATTGCTCCGACTGTAAGAGGTGATACTGTATCTTGTCGAAAAGAGATAGTTCACCAGCTACCGCTTTGAGCGTGTTGGGAACGTACTTTCTTAGAGTGTCGTTGTCATTTATCAGATTGCTCATTGTCTTTGGATTTATTGAGTGAAACTTGCTTTGCGTCCTTATTCTCATCAAGCGTGGTGAGTTGAATGAATGGGCAGTCCGGCTTGACCGCTGTCCACTTGTTAAAGCGGATGATCAGTCGGTGAACGGAAAAGAGGAGGTCGTGGTAAGGCTTTTGCAGAGCCTGGGCGATAGTGTAAAGCTCGCGCTTGTCGCTGCCGGAGTTATTGGTCTGCGACTTGCCTGGCACCGAGCCTACGAGGTTGGAGTGTACTCGCATGGTGAAGCACATCATGTTAATGGCTTCGACAATGTCCGTCGCCCAGTCGCCACCCTCCTTATCTGTCTCGATCTTGTTGATGACCACGTCGTGCTGCTCCTCGCCGTTGGGTGAAACATAGAATGTAGAGAAGAGTACCTTTCCGCTGTTCTCCATGCCTGTGAGGAAGTTGATGATGTTGTCCTTCTCCTCGTTGACACGCTCCTGCTGCTTGATACGGTCTGTAATGCCCTCGACTTTGAAGATGTTGTTCCAGAAGGAGTTGGCAATCTCGATGTGGTACTTGATGGGAGCCGAGTTTCGGAGCTTCGCTTCCTTAGCGATGCCGATGAGCTGCTTGATGTTGAACCACTTTCCTTTGAAAAGAGCTGCGTAGTACGGTATTGGATAATACGTATTGTCGGGCGTAGGAATACGGCTGACGACAGCGAACTTCTTGATTTTCTTCCCTCTGTTCTGAAGGTCGGTGAATGGCGACTGAGGATTGAGAAGTTCGATGCGCTCGATGTCCTCCGGACTTACCGTATTACGCCAGTTGGCATAGAGGATGTAAGGTATCACGCCCGACTTGTCGGCAGGAGCAAAGCGGACATAGCACGCCTGTTTGCGGACGATGCGGACAATGCGACTGGCATCCTCATTGAGGATGATCACGCTGACGCAGAATCCGAAGTGCTTGAAGTCCTGGCACACGCCGAGGAAGTAACTTGCGAGGTCGTTGTCCAGCATAAAGTCATCCACTTGCGCTTGCACTTGTGCGGAGGCAAGCTCTGTGTCATAGACAAGTCCGCTGCCATAGCAGACTTCGGCATTGAACATCTGGCAAGTGCTCATTGTCTCGTCAGACTCAATGAGGTCAATGATGTTGTACGGCATCTGGTTGTCACCTCCCCACGGGATGTACTTCATCTTGTCGTTGATGATGATTGGTGCGATGTTGTGCTCCTCCTTGAAGACTTCACTTGTCTTGGAGGTGAAGGCTGCGGAGACGTGGGCACCGGGGATGGTGACAACGGATGTTGATGGAATAAAAGGAAAATCGCTCATATCTTGCTTTTTTAGGGCAAAGATATGAGCGATTGGGAGGTGGGGAAAAGACAAGGATAATTCTTAATTCATTAGGAATTATATGCTTTTATATTAAAAGGCTAATCTTTAATGCGTGAAAATCAATCGTGGTTTATACGAAAAGTTCTAAAATAACGTTATTCCATTAAACCATCTGGGTTTAATATATGATTAACTAATAATTTTAGACAAAATGAAAAAGATAATATCACCTATTCTCTCAATCGCTCTTTTTACAACCCTCATTCTTCTATTTCTGATACACTTTCAGAGAGTAGACGCACAATCTATTTATAAATGCGATAATGGGAAACACATCTGTTACAAAAACTCTGATGGGAAAACAATAGTGAAGAGCAAGAAATACACAATAGCGTTTACAGACACTATAACGTCCATCGGTTTTGTAGGTAATAGAAAAGGTAAAATCATCGGTATAGACAACCATGGAAAGGAGTTGTTTGAGGTATATAAGATAGACAATGGTCCAGACTGCGTTAGTGATGGCTTGTTTAGAATTATTGGGAAAAATGGCAAAGTGGGGTTTGCCGACACTTGTGGCGTTATCGTAATACCACCTGTTTTTTCTTATGCCACTCCATTCCTTGATGGAGAAGCCAAGGTAACTTTTGAGGGCGAAGAACAAAAACAAGGAGAGTATCAATATTGGGAAAGCAATCAATGGTTTTTGATAACGAGTCCGAACTTGTTAGATCATAGTATGAACGAGATGGCTACATCTACTAAATTTGACACGCCAACATTGACAACGGAGGAAAAGCACAAAGTCAAGGAACTGGCTGCACAGGCCCCTGATAGCATAAAAACATGTTTCTCCTTTTTGCTTTACAAATGGAATTACGCAATAACCCATAATCGTGAAATGCTCTTGAGCTCAAATACATATTCGTATTCAAAGTTACCCGAGTTCCACTATTTGAAATCCATGGGGAAACAGATAATACCACTTATCATGGAACAACTTATTGAGCCATCAAATTTTCATCTGTTGGTTCTTTATGAAGCTGTGCAAGAAGATAGCAGAAAGATTGTGAAAGACCACACCGGAGGCGAACAGAACAGAGCCATAATGAATGTGAAAAGATGGCTTGGCAGTAAGTAGGGATTCGCATTGAAAACTGTAGATATTTGTCTTAATCCAACAGTTTCATTCGATTTTTATCTTCCAAATGTTTTCAGGTGTCTTCTCTGTTTGCAAAGGGACTTGCTCTATCGAATGTGCCGTTGCTTTCTTTCTCTTTCTGTTTTGTCTTGTTTGTTTTCTGAAACTTTTAAAGAGAAAGTTTCTTCCCATGCCATTGCCAAAAATCACATCCAATGGTTCGCCAGTATCTTTCCATATCCTGACCTTGGCAGCATAGTCAAATGCAAATCTGACAGCCGTGCTGTCATAAGTAAAAACCACTTCATAATACGCTTTTCCAAACTGTTTTCTTATTTTGCGATGATTGTCACCATAGTCGTCCTTTTGGAAAATCCGCATTTCAGATATTTCAGCACCTTTGAAAAACGGAACGTATGCAGGACCAAAGGTATTGGCGACACTCCTTGCGGCAGTTATAAGTGCATCCTTTTGGCAGACATCAGCACAACTGCTTGAAATCAATGGCTGGGCAGATAATGTCGTAACCATCAGAAAAGCGATTGGTAAGAGGAAACGCTTTTTCATAATCACTTATTTGTTATGGCACATTATTCGTACAAACAGCGTTTCATTGTTTCGTAATTGTAAATTTCAATTTCTGGAGTCCTTTTTTGTATACATTGGCCAAGATGAGAAAATACTGCAGTTTCTCGCCTGAGTTCATTTTTTTTGTAATATACTCAAATTCGCTTTCCGGTATTACATCCTTAAACAACGGGCCGCCGTCCTCATTGTACACCATTCTTATATCGCCTGTCAGCGGAGAAATGACGTATGAGCAATAGGCCTGATATGGGATGCTATTGAATTTGACCCAGTTGTCATCGCCTTTATCCAGAACATTTTCTACGTATATCCTGCTATGTTCATAAGAAGGCTTTGGCAACCCATTGCCTTTATAGATATTTCCTTCGCCATCTACGATATAGTTGTCTTCTGTCTCGTATTTGTTGTACGGGCACAGCTCCTGATACTCAATGTCGCTTTCTGACTTTACACTATTGTCGGTTGGATTTTCCGTCTCTTTGACGAGTTTGTCTTGAACAATTTTGACGAGCAAATATTTGTGGCTATAGCCGTCAGCGGGCGGATTGGCAAGTGTAGTCATCTTTACCCGCAATTCATACTCATGCCCTTTTACATAAGTGAAACCCTCGATACGATATAGACCAAGATGTTCCCATTCGCCATTTGGATTATCAAACTTTACAAGCATACATTCCTCTGGGGTAGAGTTAAATCCGTAACTTTCACCCGTTTCAGAAGAAACATATATTGTTATCTCCTTGACGGAATCTTTTTTCTCGTCATCATCGCTGCTGCAACTTGAAACAGCAAAAACTGCAAGTAGCAGGAATAAAAGGTTTAAAGTCTTTTTCATTTTACGTTTAATTGTACTACTTAAAATAAACGGTAGATTTTGAATATATTGCATGAATTATTGCATTTTTTCATTTCTTGTCACATTTCAAAACCTGTGGAATCTATCTTCAAGCACTTTCATATTCTCAATGAGTTCAATGAAAGAAGGTTTCTCTCCGAAAATCATGGAAGAGCACATACTTTTATAGTCAGCCTCCCATGCGCTGCGTATATCCTCACGAGGAACGAGAACGATGCGACGACGGATGTCTGGGGTGTAGTCCATACCACTAATGCTTGTGAATATCTCGCGATGATGACGAATGGATTCCCACAGTTCATCATCCTTTATGGCAGCCAAAGCAAAGTCTTTGTCCATCATACGAGAGAGGTCATAAAGATGTCTTGACTTGCGGTCGGCAATGACACCACGTCCCTCTACGGAAAACAACTCGTGCAAGAGGAATACCTTTTCAAGGAAAGTCTTGCTTGCAAGAGCCGTTGCCACCTTGCTATCGACAATTGTTGTCTGTATGGTAGGAAACACGCCCTCGACCATACTGTTGATATGTGTTTGCTCGTTTGGCTCCAGCAAAGACCTTGCTCCAATCTCCAACATCACTATTGGCGAAAGGTATTCAGACGGCTCAGCCCAAGCACTCTTATACCTCACGAAAATCTTTCTCGGTTCTGGATATGTGCTATCGCCCTCACCGTCTGGCTCAGACTCGATTTTGCAAAAGTCCTGCAAACCATATTTCTCGACAGCCTCCTGCAATGCCGGGCAAAACGTGTCTTTGACAAATAGCGAAGAAGCCTTGCGCAGTTTCTTTATCTGCTTCTTCGTCAAGTCGCCCTCGAGCCCAAACAAAGAGCGGTCGACAGCCAAATCAATGTCTTCAGAGAAACGCTCAATAAGATGCCAGACCTTGCTCAAAGATGTGCCACCTTTGAAGATGAGTTTATCAGCAAAAGGCAAGTCGAAAACGATTTGCAGAATATTAGAAACCCACAAGTCCTTCTCTATAGCCTGTGGAGGCAACCCACATCGTGCAGATGCTTGTTGAAGCACACGTCGTTGGTCGTCAAACGAAAGTTCAAAGAATTTATTCATAAGCGTTTTGTACAATTTTTCTAATCCATACAGGCATCAGTTTCAAGTCGACAAGCACATTTTCTTTCTTCTCCTGTCTCAATAAGTAGTAAATATGATCCGTCTGTTTAGTAGTAACATTGACGTTCTTTATCGACTTTAGAGCAGAATTAACCAACATGGCAAGTCGGTTCGTAAAAGCCAAGTTGCGTGGAGCCGTATTCTTAAATGTGATAGATCTATTCCCTGACACTGATATTCTGCGCGACTTTCCATTTGTGAGGAAAACACTATTCAACGGAACCTGTGTAGAAAGTCCAAGAACATTCAGCGCATAGTCGCCAGTGGGGACAATTTTTGAATGAGAGCGTTCAGCCAAGGCTTCAGCAATTTGGATGTCAGTAGGATAAATCACCCCCAATCCCAAAGTTTCGTCAATTTCGGGATAACAGTAAATGCCCTGTGCCACACGAATAATTACCCCGCTTTTTGTAAGCCTAAGCAAAGTCTGTCGGATAGCATCAGAAGAGCCAAAATCAAGGAAGTCATCGGCAAAGAAAATCTTTCCCCTACTAAATCCCTTTATCCTGTTTTCAATTTTATGAGCTATACTTTCCATGTCTAACCTTAATTTTGTCACAAAATTAGCAACTTTTTGTGACAAAACAAAGAAAAGGCTTAGAAAAGTAGCAATGTTTAACTAAAAAATGCCCGATACATATTCTATAAAACCACAAATATACAATATCAGCCATGCAAACACAAATGTTGATTTTGTTACAAAAAAAAGATACTTCTTGTGACACACTACATATACACCTCAATTCCATTCACCTCAAATATGCACACGTCTCGAAGCTGCCGGATTTCGTTAGAGTCCAGCAGCTTCATTCGTCTTGTGCCGCAGAAGAAGTCGTAGCGGAGTGAGATGCTCATCAGTGTGAGTCTCCCTGTTATTTTACTTCCACAAAGGTTCGCTCTCCCAATTAGTTGAAAATCCCATAGCAGAAACATCTACATTGCTGTGCTCACCAAGAAGTTTCTTCAACCTTAGCGTAAAATCATTATAAGGGCGTATCACATCCAGTAAATACTTAAGATAGCATAACTGCGAATAAAGTTTATCGTAGTTGGCAATAGGAGGTGTGACCCATTTGCCACGCAAAGGAGTGGCCATTTGAGGTTTAATAGGGAACTTTCTGTTCCAAACTCGTGAGTGGTGTGCGAGGTAGTTTCTTAACACAACAGCACTTTTTATCCAACTTTCCAGAACCAAATGTTGAGGAAGATTAAATTCGCGAGCAATACGCTTTTTGATTTTGTTATCGGCAAAATTACAAAACAATTTGGATAATGTGCCGAAAGAAGTAACCTCCAACGTTTTCCAAACAGGAGGTACATCAGGTTCAGTGTACTTTGCAGAATGCTCGATAATAAACTCCTCTCTTGTTCTTCTCAGTTCTTGCCTGATTTGCTCCATGCATTTGTGTTGGATATTGGGATCTCGGAAAAGACAGTCATCAGTAAACCAAAATGCACCATACTGCAAGGATATATGATGAATCATCTTTGAACGCAGAGCTATTTCTACCGCTTGAATAGCTGTAAAAATTAATTCGCGCAAACCACAATCGAAGCGATATAAATCCATTGCATTTTCAAAAGTGCTACCAGACTTGAAAATGTGACGAATTTTATCACTTTCCATGGGGTGAAAATAATTATCTAAGCGGAAATAGCTTACAACTTTCAAACATTCTATGGCTTTGTTTCTATCCGCAATGATAAGACCACGCGATACCAACAAATCAAGGATTTCAGAATAGTCTAAGGGCTGTTTTGAATATTTCATGAACATATAAAAAGTAAAAGTCCCACCCTGGTTCGCTGTTCTACGGGAAGCGTGGTGGGAACTGTTGACGCAAATTTAGGCATTATTCTTCGAAGTTCCAAATGTTTTTGCAATTATTTTGTTTTTACGCACATTATATATACACCTCTACCCCATTTACTTCAAAAATACACACATCACGAAGCTGCCGGATCTCGTTAGAGCCCAGTAACTTCATTCGTCTTGTGCCTTTGTAGAAGTCATATCTGAGGGAGATGCAGCGGTGCCAGGACTGGATTTCATCGCTGCGAGTCCATAGACGGATGTCGATGGGTTCGGGACTGGAGAGGATTTTGCGGAGGGTGGTGATGTGGATGGATTGCATAGTGATTGGTGTTAGTCGAAGGTGCGGTAGAAAGGATCATCGAAGATGTTGTTGCCGTAGTCGATGGTGAATGGGAAATGGTGGCTGCTATACTTGTACTTGAACTTGATGCTGTTCGTGGCGTTGTCGGCATCGGAGATTTCACTGTTTATGTCAGTGATGGTGATGGGTGCCAGGGCACCACCTTTCTCCACGATGTTGACATAGCGAGAAAGGAGGAGCTGGGAGAAGTGCTTGGCTTCCTCGAAGGTAAGCATCGAGGATTCCACGTCATACTCGTAGGCGGACTTGTCATCATAGAAGGTGGTAACACCGAGTGAGGTGGCAGTGGAACGGTCGAGGTCGAGCTTGCTCTTGGTGACGCAAGTGAGATGTATGTATTCATCGCAGTTGAACTCATTGCGCACGAGCAGCGTGAGGTTCGGCGTGCGGTCAGTGACATAGAATGTTTTGGCAAGAAAGCCACGATGAACGGTGAACTGAAGCAGTCGGCACTTGTTGCCGATGCGTGTTTCTATTCCAATAGGACTTATAATGTCACGTATCAAGGTGGTGTTCTTGGTGTCCACTTTAGCATCCTCGATGCGAACCATGCGAGGTGTAGACTCGCCATCGAAGAGAGCCAGGCACTCGGTGTAGCCCTGCAACGTGACATCAGGCAAGTAAAACGCCGAAAGAGTCTGAAACGAATTGCGTGGAATGGTGAACATCGAGCGTGTGGTGAGGAAGAACAGCTGTACGAAGCCCATGGCATTTGTGGCGAGGCTCAGACGAGAGTAAATGAAATGGCGCTCCGGCGTGGTCGTCTCTTCAGTCTTTGTGTCCGCCGTGATGACGAAGTTGGCGAAGACACGTTGCTTATCCAACATGTGCCCCTCGATGATGGAGCGAGCATCATAGAGCATGGCGATGTTGTTGTAAGGGTAAAGCGTAGTTTCAAAGATCGTGTCAGGACCACATGCGATAGTGACATATACCGAAGCAGCATCAGAAGATATTTCTATCTCCGATGGGATGTTACAAGTGAAGACGTAGAGAGAAGGATTATAATTGATTTTCAGCATGACCTTTTTGTTTTCAAAGATAACAGGCTTTGCCTGTATAAGAAAAGACCCAACCGCAGCGTTGCTCTGCACGGCTCGAAGGACAAAGGGCTTTAGTATGGAGTATAGGCAAGTGCGGACTTGCTACGATCTTGCAGCAGCGACAGAAGAAAGCCCGACTCCTTCGAGCCGGGCGGAAGTGGAAGACTGCCTAAGCAGCCTTTTCAGCCTTTGGCTTGCGCCCTCTTTTCTTCTTTGGCTTTTCCTCTACTGGAGCTGGCTCCGGCTTCTGCACCTCCTGCACCGTGGGAGCTGTGGCTCCCTTGGCTTTTGCAATCTCTTGCGAGAGGCGTGCGAGGCAATTATCAGAGATGTTCAATCCCAACCTCTTTTTGAGGAGGAAGGCGAGGCGCATAGCCTTGTATGCACTTGTGCAATACATCTTGTCTGAGCTGTTATCGCTTGTGTAAACGACCCATACATTGTTTGTGGACTTGCCGGAATTGGCTTTAGCTGCTAAAATGACATTTGAAGTATTCATAACTTTCTTATTTTAAGAGTGAAACAATCTGATTAGTGAATGAGATAGACTTCGATATAGCTGATGTCTATAAAGCTGTCAGCAGCGAGTGCTTCCGCCTTGGCGCTTGCCTCAGAATGGCTGTCCGCCTCGATTTCATATTCGATATACTCGCCATCCTCTCCATTGATGACAACCTGATAGAGATTGCTTGACAATTCAACCTGTCTTGAACTTCTTTTACCGAAGTGATATTCTGAATTAAAAGTGGTGTGTACCATAATCTTTGAATTTTATTTGTTCGACTTAAAAGTGAAGCACCGAAGTGCTTTTGTAATTTTTACGTGCATACAAGGAGCAGCAAGGAGAAGGCATGTAAATGCAAGGGATAGCCAAGATTATTTCATCCTTCAGGGCTTGAAAGATTTTGGAATGAGGCAAACCTGCCCCAAAAACTTTTGAAAAAATCTTAGGCTAAGCGTGGAGCGCGACCCTTTCAGAATGCCGCTTGCGCTAACTTTGCAAAGGAAAAATCATAAGCATTACATTTGGTAAGTGCTTCACGTCGAACAAATAAAATGATTTGGTACGAAAGAACACCACTTCAGAATATTACTCCGGAATAATAAAAGAAGAAGACTGGTGATATGAATTGTGCAATCTCTGTTGTCATCATAGGATGGGATGGCTACTTCTTTCATGATGAAATCGTGGCAGACAGATACCTATCTTTAAGGCAAGCAGATAGGTGGATGCGCTTGTGGCTACAAAAATGAACATCTGCAGTATCGGAGTTCATTCACTAATGAGAGTGTGGAACGGATGAGAAAAGGCTAATATGAATACTTGTCATTTTGGTGGCGAAATAAAAGCCGATTCGTCCACAAACATTGCATGGGACGGTGGAACAAGCTACCAAGATAACAGCATAGGATAGATGCACCAAGTGCAGAAAAGGCGGTGCGCCACGCCTTACTCCTTTGAAAATCGGGATTGGCTACCTTTCGTTATTGACTCTCACGCCTAAGAGATTGCAAAAGCCAAAGGTGCGGAGAGCGAAGCGAATGAGGTGCTGAAGGCGGAGCCTACCGCTGAAAAAAAGAAAAGCCTTCATCCTGCGTTGGGCGCAAGACAAAGGCGTATAGGAAAGGGTGATTAGGCAGTGTTCCGCTTCATAAGAAATGACATTCTAATGTTGAAAACTAATTTTGGATAGAAGTTAGCTTATTACCTTCAAAGTACAAATAACTATTTCCATATACCCACTGTTCATGTGTTCCCCAAGATCCAATGGTTTTATTAATATTATCAGGTTCTCCCCAAGATTCTCTGCACATTGCTTTAGTCATTCCTATTCGTACAATACCCTTTAATATAAGGTTAGCATTTGATGCCCCAAATTTCTTAGTTAGCGACATCTTCCTCTTTGCCTTATTTGCTGCAGTAATAGCCTTAATGTTATCATAATCCGACTTCAGTTGAAATCTTCCACAGACATAAGGTTTAATTTCGGGTATAAGCATATCATATGGTTTCCCGTCATCAGCTTCTAAATAGCAATAATGTTTGCCATAACTTGGATTGTCAAAAATAAGAACGATAGGGCTTCTTTTGTCGAGAGTCATATCTGCATCCATATCAGTTGTCTTCTTTCGTGGCTTAACTTGAACACCAACACAAGTCCAAATAGAACCAACAGGGATATTATCTGTAATGGTATCTGTTGCCATATTTATAAGCCCATTTGCTTTTTTCCAAGGATAATGAATATAAACATTCGAGGTTCCAACATATACAAATTTTTTATTTGTATATAACGATTTCATTTTTTCATAGTGTCCAACTACAACCCAACGTGCATTAAAATTATCACCAGTTAATCCACCTTCATTCAACTTTTCACCTGTTTTGGTGTCTTCAAGCTGCATTCTGCAATATAGTCCTCTTCCCACATCATCTGGTAATGTTCCTTGAACTTTGTAATAGGAACCAACTTTGAAATTGTTACTTAAAGAAAAAGAATAAGGGTCTCCACAATACAACAAAGTTTGTCCTATAAGATGATCAAAGGTGTATTTAAAATTATTTTTTGTTCCAAATTTTTGTGTTGCCATATTTCTTAGGCTATCATATGGCTCAGCTTTTGGAACTTCTTTTATCTGTTGACTTTCATCAAACATCTCAATTTGTGCTGATACTTGTATTGTAAATATGCTCAGCATTAAAATAAAGAAATATTTTCTCATTGTTTTCGATTTAATATGCGCAAAGATACAACTTTTATCTCACACCACCAATAGCAATTGGGTATAAATCGTGCTGTGGGAACTTCTCGCAGCCAATATACAACGTATCGAAGGCATCGGTGCCGTCGGTGCGGTGTTCAAGGAGGTCTTCTTCGGACTCCGGCTGCTTCTCCATAGACTTGTTCTTGCGGAAGCCGTTGCGACCTCGCTCTACTCCTGCGGACTGGATGGCGAGGATAAGGTCATCGTTGTTTTGGCGGTTGAAGTACGGCATCAGGCGTTGCTTCCCGGCAAAGCCCTGGTTGATGAGAAGATATTTCTCATCGTGTCGCATCGGGTTGCCGAGGTACACGTCAACGACCTGCCATCCGTGGCGCTCGAACTCATGGACTACCACCCAGTGGAAGTCCTGGTCATTCACGGCATAGTTAGAGCCGAGGGCAGTGGCATCATAGTAGTAGATGACCGTTTTGTTAGGATGTGGAGCATAGTAGGTGCAGAAGTCGGCAACGAGCGCAGGGATTTTGCGCTCGAACTTCACATAGAACGATTTTAGGATGTTCAGACGGTTGGCACGTGGCTGACCGCACACAATCCAGTTGATATTGGCGTTGTAGTCCATGCCAATACAGAGAGGCTGCATAGGGTCGATGTCCGAGTCCGTGCGACAGTCGAGCGAGCTGTTAAGCGTAGAGAACTGGTTGTTGGCGTGGATTGTATATAAGTCCTGCTGCGCCTCCTTAATGATGCGGTCGTAGCCGAGCGAGTCGAGGTAGTCAAAATCCGACGCATCATACTTATGGAACTCCTGCATTGACGAGTAGAAGCCATCGTGCGAGATGCCAATCTTCTGACAGAGGATTGACGTCTGGAATGTCTTCGGCGTGAGGTCGCGCTTCATCTGCCGGATATACTCTTCACCGAGAAGCTGTAGGTTTTCGAGTGTAGAGTATTCCTTGTAGTAGACAGCCACCGAGCGCATCTTGTTAAGCGACTGGTCGAGCCATTTGAGGTAATTAGGCAGATAAGAAGGAATAGGCTTGCGCTGCTCTTTGAGCTGTGCAATGCGCTCCTTTGTCTGCCAAATCTTGTAGATTGTGCCTTTGATTGTGTCAATCAGTTCTGTGTCCATTTTATCCTCATAGTGCAGGAACCAAGAACCCTTGGTAGTCTGAGGCATATCCGAAAGCACCATCATGCTATGGTTAAAGCTGTGGTGCCCGAAGTACGAGCGTATGCCACCATTGGCAGGCAGAGTCTCGTCCTTCAGTTTGTTGTAATCAATGAATTTCGCCTCGTCGATTAGCAGCCACGAGAGCGTGAGCGAGTTGGAAGAGCCTGGGCGGTCCTGACTGATGATGATAGCCACCGAGCCATTATAAAACGTGATGACATGCTCATAGTCAGCCGGTTCGGTGATTGGCTTCGCGAATGACTTCGGTGGTTTTCTGCCTACCACATAATGCACGCCATTGATATACCCCCAACGCTTCCATGCTGCAAGCAGACCAGGGAGCGTGTTGGTCAAGCCATGCTTGAACGTCGGCACGACGATACCACCAGTGGAGCCAGGCATACGCTGCATGTTACGTAGTACAAAAGGCGAGGCGATGGAGTCCGTCTTTCCAGTGCGTCGTCCAGCCACGATGACAGTAGTCTTCGCGCCGATGTATTGCGTCAGGAGCTGAGGTTTGTTGAAGTACACACGCTTAGAGTGTTGCTTCGCCTCGATGTCCCAAAGGGAAGTGTCAACTTTGTTCGTCATTGTCTTCAGGCTTAAAGATGTCATCAAGCACAAGATCTGCTTGTTCGTATTCGATATTTTCTGTGTCCGGATGCGACGTGGTAAGCTCCTGCGTGAGCTTTCGGATGCGGTCGTCGATGTTCGGAACCGGCGTGATGCCCACAACACGCGGGTCCGTAGTCGGGAAGAACGGTTGGACGACAATCATGTGATACGGCACAGATTGCTCGTCCTCGATGTCGATGCGGTTGAACTTCGCATAAGAAGTGGCCGCTTTCTCCATCGTCTTCGTGTCCTTACGCTTCTTCGCCATCTGGTACGTCTCCATGATCATCTCGTTATACCGCCAGCGGTGGAAGTCGCGCGTACACTCCGAGAGGTTCGGGAGCAGCGCCTTGACGATTTTCAAGTCCGCATACGCCGTGACTTGCGACAGTCCGTAGCGACTGCGCAGTTCATCGACAAACTGACGATCCTTCATGTCAGGGTTGGCGATAGACCATGTGACCATATCCCTTAATCGAAGTAGGTGTTCGATTTGGGGAACAGGATATTTACCTTCCAATTCCGATTGGGAGGTGTAAAGATCCTGTTTGGCGATGTCGATAATGTTGAGCTGAGACATGATGGTTAATGTTATGGGATAAGCCTCACTAAGCCTTTCTGAGCCTTTTTAAGCCTTGGGTGTGAGGGATGTTTGTGGGCTATTTGGTGAGCTATTCATCATCCTCCATATCGAGGAGGTTGTTACGAGTGTTTTCAAGAGCGAGTGGAGAGCCGACGTAGGCGAGCTGCATTTCCTGATGCAATAGCTTGACACGTGAAGCAGCCTTGCCACGGTGGTAACGCTGCGAGACGGCGGTACTTCTGTCTGCGATGTCACGGCGTAGTGTCTCAGGCGGTACGCCAAGAATGACAGCCATATCGCTGATTTTAAGATAGATTGAAGCATACTGTTCAATCTGGGTAAGGGTTTCTTCAGAATAAGTCATTTGATTTATGATTTAAGCCTTACTGAGCCTCTTTAAGCCTTTCTATGCCGTGAGAATGATGGGGTCAGTTATTGGCTCCTGCAGCATTAACACGCTGTTGGAAGAGGTCAGTAAGAGGAACTGAGTGATTTCTAATGAGGTCATCAACCTGGGCGTGGAGTTTATCGAAGATATTGGAGTCAGTGGAGATGAAGGTGGACTCATGGCGGTTGCCTCGCGTGAGATTCTGCGAGGTGACGACGCTAATTTGTTCACCTGACTCCGCTTGCACGAGAAGGATTTTGGAATGGTTGTCAGCGAGGTAGGTGCGTTTCATCGTCTGTGTGATGAATGCCCAAAGTTTTAGTGTTTTGTTCGTAGCCTTATGGTCGAGAACAAGATTAAAGGCAGATATGTTTCCGGACTTCTCGATGAAGAAGAGCCTACGCAGGAACTCCTCAGAGATGGAGAACGAAGTCTGCCATATCTCCGCTTTGCCGACTTGTCCCAAAATCCACTCCAAAACGTCCGCCACCTGAAGAGCATTGGAGAGATACGCCTGGTGTGGACATTCCGAGAGTGGTTTTAGGATGTCATCTATGTTGATGTTGCGCTTCACTACTTCTTGGATTTAGACTTGGACTTCGGCTTGGAAGGAGTGGCATCCTCGGGCTGCTCAGCTAATTGGTCCGTTGGCGATGGACCAATTTCTGGTTCCTTAGTCTGCTCCTCTTCGCTTTCTTTGGTTTCGGTATTTGCTGCACTTTCTGCCTTTGTCACATAATGGTCATAAGTGTCCCAATTTGCGTGCAACTTTTTATCGAGATTTATAAACTCGTCGAGTAACGGCTTGCGTTCTGCAGCCGGCACCTGCTTAGTAGAGTCCGACAACAAGCGTAGGCGTAGATGGAGTTCACGCATACGGTGAGTGATATCAAGGTTCTCGACATAGAGCGCCTGGATATCCTCAGGCAGCGAGTCGTGATCCGCGCGCTTGCCAGCCTTAAAGTCCTTCGCTTCGTTGTGTTCCTTGAACTCTGTTCGACTTGCCACGATAGCATCCACTTGTTCCTGCATGATGTTCACCTCGTCGTGGGCTTCGACCTCACGGCGAGCTTTGAGGAAGGCACGTAGCTTGCCTTCGATGAACTCAGCCTTGCCCTTAGGATTGATGCTGAGATTACGATACATTATGGTGTTGTTGGTGAGTTGGAGAAGAAGGATTGCACCTTCGTTCCAGTCACGCTCAGCAGATGGCGTGTCGAGCCATTGCTGGAGCTTGTCTGTGAGATTGTTCATAATGATTACAATTTATTATTGATACCAGTAAAGAACACACAATTCTTGTGATGTTCGGTAAGCACATTGCGCATAGCCTTCAGCGTAGAGCCAGTAGTAACGAAGTCGTCGAAGACGATGCAGTTAGGCTCTTTGGGGAGATTGTTCATGGTGAATACCGCCCCAATACGCTGCTTTGAATGGCAGAAAGCAACATCCTCGTAGAACGGAATGTTCAGCTGCTCAGCTATCAGCTCGCTGATACGAGTAGCGAAGTTCTTGACGAGATGGCGACGTTTGGGAGTGGTGACGATACACCACGCCCCTGTGCTCAGCTCCTCACCGAGGATGTCACGTATTAGTGGTGAGATGCTATCAGCGAAGAACGCCACCATACTGTCGTCGCCCTTTATATCCGTCAGCGTTCTGCCATACAGCGACTTCTGCCATAGAGAGATGAAGAACGTGTCCGCCCGTCGAGTAAGCCGGACGCGCCGGGTGAAGTCGCACCGCGCTTCAACCGACTTATCCCACGCCTTGCGTTTCTCGATGGCGAAGATATCCTTCTGTTCATGCGTAGCATCCTTTGAGAACAGATCAAGCGGACCCGATAAGTCCGGCACGGAAATGTCATTCAAGAATTCCTGCATGTCTATCGGAGTCCGCTTGTCCATGGTCAACTATGATTATAACTTTACTCGCCGTTACGCTGCGCAATCAATGTCGCCGTCCTCAGTGGTGATGGTGCCAGTATAGAACGGAGCCGGACACTCGTCCGATGCCTCCACGTTGATAGTGGTGCCGGTGGTGCCAGTGGCACCCTGACCGAGATCCTGCGTGACTGTGGTCTTGGTAGTCCACTTGTCACAACCCACGACACGGTGCTTGCCCTTCATGTCCTCGACGATGAAGACGTTGTCGTTGTTATTGAGGTAAGCAGCTGCAGCCGATGCAGCCTCGCTTACCGACGGATGCACCGCCACGAGTTTGTTGAGCTGCGTCTGTGACGGCAGTTCACCCTGTGCCTCACTTGTGAGTTGCGACTTCTCAGGAAGGATGTCGATGTACTTCCATACAGCGTTTTCCTTCAACGTGAAGGAGCCGTCATAGACAGAAGAAGTGACACGTCCGACCTCGTTATGTGGAAGTTTAGGCCAAACAAGAATATCATTCTTGGATGTATAATAAACACGGCGACGCACACCAGGAAGTTCCGGTGTGCCCATCGCCCATGCAAGAGATTTTTGTACGTCTGTATTAGATGCTGCCATGATTACTATTGTTAAAGATTAGACTATAAGCCAGCCAGTTCAACGACCTTCAAGCGTCGCTTGTCGATAGACTCGAACTGTACACCGAAGAACATGGTGGCGATGTACGAGAGAAGGAACGCATCGAAACGTTCAACGTCAACAGATTCCACGTCGCCCATCTGGTCATATCCATAAAGCATATTGATCTTTGGCGAGATATGGATATACTTCGAGTCCGTCTTGTTAGCAAGCGGACAGAAGATGAGCTTGCCGTTAGAACCCTCGACAGTAGGCTGATTGTACTGCGTGTTATACGGAATACCGCTGTGTGTGAGCAGATAACCCTCGTTATACTTATCCACGAAGTCCTGCGAGCAGAACATGAAGAGAGTCTGCGAGCGAAGACGAGGATCGAGCGAGAACAGAATCTCCTTAGCCACGTCCACGGCGTTGGCAGAGGTGATGGCATCCGTCAGTTTGAGGTAATTGCCGTTCTCCTTAGCGAGAGCACCGGAAGTAACCTCCTTCTTTGTGATAGTGTCGAAGCCATCGAAAAGATCCTGGGTGGTAGTACCGCTTACGTTGCGCACACCGCTCCAGATAGCATCATTGAGCTTTTCGGAGAGCGACTTGGCGATAAGTCCAAGCACCTCGCGAGCCGTAGGCACAGACTTCTGTCCGTCGCCCTTAGTGGCACCAGTGCCGAGGAGCGTAGAGATAGCCGAGTTAGGCTCGAACTTAGCGACCACCGAACCGAAAAACGTTTCAAGAGTTCGGAAGTCCAGCTGCAAGTTCACGTCCTCCGAGCGAGTTGGCGAGTAAGGAGCAAACTGTGCCGAAGCGTTGAGCGTGCCCACACTCTCCTTGTAGCGGATGCCAGGGCGACCGGTCATAAACTTCAGAGTCTCGTCGCAGCCGATAATAGGCAGACGAAGGAAGTCAGAACGCCACTTTCGAGCAGCATCCTTGTATTCTTGTAGGGTAAATTGTAGTTTTCCTGCCATAGTTGGAGTTTTGAATTTTGAATTATGAGTTGAGAGTTTTATGGTAATGAGTCAAAGAGAGCCTGAGCCGAGTTGGTGGTGTCGTAGAACTTCTCGATGTCAGACTTTTCGGTGTTGGTGCCACCGTCCTTCTTGTCATCAACAACCGTGTTTGTAGTGTCAGCAGGGAGCTTTTTCAGTTTCTCCTCCAAATCGCTGTTAGCCTTAGTCAGACGGTCAACGTCAGCCGAGAGAGTGGTGATTTCCTTGTACTTCGCTGTGATGTCCGCCTCGATAGAGTCGAGCTGTGCCGTGGTAAGCGTAACCTTGTCGTCGTTAGCTTCCAGCGAGTCGCAAGCGAGAGTCTTGCAAATGTTAGAATAGGTCTTTTTCATTTTTTCTTCAGAAGATATTGTTGGAACAATTTTTTTTGGTTTCTCTTGCGAGTGGAAAACAGAGGCACAAGCCTGCAGGAATCGTCTGAACGCCGTGATGTCTTCCGACTTCGTGTCGGTCAGCATCTTAGGAAGCGGTATGCCGTGAGCGGTAAAGTCCGCAGCAATAGCCTCCGTAAGAACTGGAGCCGACTCATCATCAAACTCCGTGAGTTCATCAACGAATCCCCAAGCCAGTGCCTCCTGTGCCGTCAGCCATCCACCCATTTTCATGAGTTCCAGCAAGTCGGCAGATTTCTTCTTGCATCGTCCGGCATACATCTCTGCGACGTTGGCATCCAGTTTGTCAAGGTCAGACTTCTGCTTCTCCAGATTGTCGATGAGATTCTGCATATCCGTAGCGTTCAAACTGCCCCACTCGAAGAACGACTGTGAGCACTGGTGCACGAGATACATAGCCGAGCGATCCATGGTGATGCGCTTGGCACCCATTGACGCGATGGTGGCGGCACTGGCGTTCATGCCCACAAAGTGGACGTGAACATTGCCGTGTCGCCTGAATGCAGATGATATAGAGAGAGCGGTGTTGAGCTGTCCGCCGAGAGAGTCGATGAGAACAGCAACCTCCTTGTCGGTGTTCTTGTTAAGGAAGAAATCGACGTAGTCAGAATCGAAGTCCCAACCACCGACGTAGCCTTTAAGATGGAGATTGTATTTTGTCTTTGCCATGATGTTTCATTTTTAGGCAAAGATACATTGTTATATATAGTGGTAGAAAGACAGAAAAGATGTATATTTGCAGGCATTATCTAACAAATATTTAAATATGAAGAAGTTTTTAGTAAAAGCTGCATGGATTGCAGATCATGATTCATTAGGTAGAGTTTTAAGTCTACTTGTGACAGCTTACAGGGAAACTTCCCCTAATAGCTATGGATATTCTTTATCGGACGATTTAGATGAAGTTATAATTGTTCCCACTTATTTCAATAAAGCAGTAGAAATTCTTCCTAAAATGGATAAAATTGGAACGAAGCAGCTCTGGAAAAAAGCTGCATTTGGGGATATAGCAGAAATTCAATTAAATATGGATGATTTTTTCGACAATTACACTTATCAAAACGAGTGGAATAGAGAAGTCCTATTTCATACATATAAAGAACTGTTATAAAATAATTATCGTTTTCAAAAACTCAACCGATTTCGGCTGTATCTTTTGTAACATTGTAAACAAAGAAAGAAAATGCTGATTATCAACATTTTAAGTTTTGACGCAATGTTTCAACTGCATACAAAATGTTACAAAAAGGCATGAAAAAAGGCGCTCATCACGCCGTGCATGGCACCAGTGCCACTTTGTTTGTATAAGATATGGTGTATTTCGTAGCAGCCGAATCACCATCCACCTTGCCAGTGGAGTCGTCCACCTTGATGACAGGATAAGGTTTGTCAGCCGTGCCGATGAGATACTGCTTTCCATCCACTGTCTGGATGACGAAAGCAAGATGCTCATGAGCTGGCAGCTGCGAAGTAGTAGAGAAAGAGAGTTTCACCTTTTCCAAAGTGTCGTTATTGTCAAACTGCGTCTCCATTTCACAAATGGCATCACCGATATGCGGAATTAGGAAAGTGTCAGCGAACACTCCGACAGGAGCATCCGCCAACGCTTTCTGTGTGATGCTTGCCATGAGCGACGAGGCAAGCACGTAATATATATTGATGATTCCGGGAAGACGTTGCATATTATTCTACTATTTCTTCAGTTTCAACCTTGTTATTGCTACCGTTTTTTATCGTGCTGTTTTTTCGCTTGCATTGGTTAGTAAGATAATTCTTACGCAAGCGTTGGTATATTTTCGCGATAGAGTCCCAGCAAGTGCCGTCCTCCTTGATGCCCCGTTGCTCCATGTAGAGATAAATGAGGTCTTTCTGCTGTTTGCCAATCTTGCCGAAGTCGTGCAGGAACGTCCAGCAGTCTACATCAAAGGAGTTCTTCACATTCTCCAGCAGCGCACGTTTACCAGTGTCCGTGATATGGTTATAAATACGAGGGTCGCGAGTCTTGGAATACGGAATACAAATGGCGACTTCATCCTCACGTTGTCTTGTAGGGATAGCAGAAATAGGCGGTTTGACAACAGCGAGCTTTATAAGTTTAGACTCGATGCTGCCGTTTCTTAGACGCACTGGTTCCGTGCCACTGTGCCGATGTACGAACCACTGGCGCAGATAGGAAGGCATTTTGATATAGATGTGATAGTCGCTCATAATACTTGTAAATTGATTACGAGCACAAAGATACTATAGTTTTGTGTAGGCTGTATGGAATGATGGAAACGTTTAAGATTTGTTATTTGGTAGGTAGGTAGATAAAAAAGTTGATTTTAGCTTGGTGGGGTAATGAAAAAAGATGTATATTTGCAAAATAAAGTTGAACTTAAATGTACGAGTATGAAAAAATGGATTTTGATGTTACTTGCCCTTGTATTGTGTGGAGTGACACAAGCTCAGAATGCAGAAGTAACCTTGAATAACGGCACCTTTGTGAAAGGTGACATTGAGAAGTTTTCCTTTAATGTAGACAATTACCATGAGTTCAGAATCAAAAAAACTGATGGTGAGAAGGCAGACTTCGCATCTACTGATGTAAAAGAGATAAAATACTATAACAAGAAGGCTGGAGAATGGGAAAACTGGATTCCGATGGTTGCCCAAATGGGATTGAGCATGTCTTATAAAGAGAATCCGAAACTCTACAAAAATCCGGTATTCCTTCAGCCAGTTTATGAGGGGAAAAACATTTCCGCCTATATTCACTACATAAGCACAGCTACCCATGTGAAATCGGGAAGTATTTACAGAATGGCTATCATGTTTTATTACAAAGCCAAGAATGAGGACTTTGCAAGAACCTATTATTTGAAGGATAATAGCATTGCAGGAATTGGTCAGAAGACTGTGCTAAAAATGTATTTTAAAGGTTATCCTCAGATAAAGGAAATACTCAAAGGTCTAAGTATGAAAGAGATTCGTAAAGACCCTGCGATATTAGTCAAGAAACTTGATGAAGCATTGAAATAAAACACTCCTTACTTCGAATAAATTTCGGTTACGCTATAAAAAGGTGGGCAGCCAGAGCGAGGCGATTGCCTCGTCCGGCTTCCACCTTTATCTGCGGAAGACGTAGCCATCCTCGAAGATGTAGTCCGAGATGAACAAATCCCTTGCAAACGCCTTGTAATCGAAGTAATATGAGAGATTGCCCATCATGCGCTCCAAATCATAGCTCTCATTGACGATGTGTGTGGCGAAATCCTCTTCCGAATCATATTCGCCCTCATAATTATCTTCAAAATCCGAAATGCTGTCATCGCCAGTGGCGGAAACATAAGCCTTAAACGCTTTCTGTTTGTCATCATCCATTTGGATGAAAGCTATTATCTTGTCGAAAACTTCTTCATCCATACAGCTTTCTGAATACCACTCCTCAGGGAAGCACTGATAATCCTGAAACATAAGCTCCGGATCCTCCTCATCAGCGTGAAGCTGCTTGCATACATCAATGAACTCCTCGTAAGAGTCAAACGTGCGGAGATCGAGCCAGGCACCGAAGAGTGAGCCTTCATTGTACTTCTTGTATGTGCCACAATAGATGGCAGGCTGATCCCAGAGATAATCAACGATATAGCTGCTGACACTCTCAAACTGCTCCTTCATGCTCTTGTGAGCCGACTTAGGTGATGTTAAAACCATTTCTTGCATAACTTAGAAATTTAAATTGTTAGACTTTTAGATGCAGCCCTTGAAATGAGGACTTTTTACGCTGCCTTACCCAGCGCAAGAAGAAGACATTTAAGGCAAGAGATAGCCGAATATTTTTTTACCTTTGGCGGAACGAGAATTTGGACCAGGAGCTACCGCACCCCAAAATCTTGAAAAAATATTCGAGCTAAGGCAGGGCCGTGCCCTTGCAGAATGTCGCTTGCGCTAACTTTGCACGCGGAAAAATCCCATGAACGAAGCCAGGGCTGCATGTCTGACAATTTGAATGTTATGCTGTAGAAATCCATCACCTATGTCCACAATAGCGGAGCAATAAAAAGGAGTCAGCAATACCTCTTTAATTTGGTTATCGACGGGTAAAGCCTGACATGTGGCACATACATCAAAGAAGAACAATGACGAAAAGGCTCACGAGTGCCAGGCACGTTCTCCTGAAGCACGGTGACACTTACGATACCGCTTAAAAAGCAAGCAGTAGCAGATGAGGAGAAGCCGGACTACAACTAAAAATAAGGATTTTCAGCACCTATTTTCCTTTTGGTATTTAGAAAGCATAATGAAATGTTACAAGAAGTTATAAGAAATTACAAGATAACAGCCTACCTAAATAAATGACATACAGAAAGTTACATTAAGTTACAACAATTACAGCATTTCTCTTCTGAAAAATGAATGAGGGCAAAAATAATGAGGATTTCACCATATATATAGTCAATGACTACTACTTTATGCTTTTTGGAGCGTATGATAGGCTACCAATATGTATGTAGGTAGATTACAAATCGTGTGCAAGACCTCTGAAAAAAACGGAGTACATCGCAGAGGATGGCCATGTCTTCCGCAAAATAAAAACCGCCGAGACGATGCAATCGCCCCGGCAGTCCACCTGATTATGATACCTATTGAAAAGAAATATATTCGTAGTAAGCTACCGCTTTTAAGAGTAAAAAGGTAAAAAAGTAAAAGGGTAAAAAGCCCTTAGAATGGCTCGTCGCTGTCGGATTGGTCAGGCGCAGTCCACAGACTGATGCCAAACGTCTCGCAAAGCAAGTCATAGTCAAAGCAGTAGGCACGTTGTGTCATAGTAAGTTTAGGAGGCGTGCTACCCATAGCAGCCCTGGTATGGTCGTACTGGATTATGCCCTTCTTATACACATCAAATCGCGCCACCTTTTCACCAAGGTATGCACGGCTGTTCTGAAGATAGTATTTCAGCGCATCCGTAGGCAGCACCTTCTCGTTAGCCTGTCGTCCCTCCTTGCGGTAGAGGTTGAAGATACGAGTCTTCTGCAGGAAGAGCACCGGTCGTTCTGTCTGCCAAGTGGCATTGATGATATCCGTCTTGAACTTGCTGCAATAGCGGATAAAGAAGTCGCCACCATCAATTAGCTCACCATCGCTTGCAAGATACTGAACCACGTTCCAGAAGTTGCCCAGCTCGCCGTTAGTCTTGCACTCACCATTCTGCTTCTTTATCCCCTCGATGGTGACTTGCAGCATTTCATCGAAAGTCAGCGTAGGGATGATCTTTTGTAGCACCCGAAGCGCAGCCAACGGCACACACCAGTTGTTCATGATACGGTCCTCGCCCTTTTCGC